TCAAATACTCCCTTCGGGAAAGTCGAACCGCGCCACGATCCGTCGCACCCACGGAGCGCTCAATGCCGTCTCGACGACGTGATGCCCGCTGAAGGCGTGAATGAATGTGGGCTCGTCACCGCCCTGCCCGACGATGCCTAGATGCTTCGCGACCGCACGTTCACGCATCCGGAAAAGAAGGACCTGCCCTTCCATGACGGGTCCTTGCGCCGCTTCGATCAGAACGTGCCGTGCGCCCCTCAGGAGCCGCTCTTCGCCCTGCGCCTCGGACCAATCGGCGGTATAGGGCGGGATTGAGATGGTTTCAGCCCCGCCAAGCTCGCGCCAGACACCACGGACGAGACCGAGGCAATCGGTGCCCGCTCCGCGGCAGGACGCCTGATGTACATAAGGCGTACCGATCCAGAGCCGGGCGATCTCGACGACACGGCTAGCCATCGCCAGAGCCCCCGATGGTTCGCGAGTTCGGGTAGGCCATCAGCCAGTCTTCGCCGGGAAGATGCGGAAAGCCGCGGAAATTGACCATATTGCTGAATTTCTCGCGGCAGGTCTCCTCCCGGCGGTCGCACCCTGCCTCGATCCGGACACGGTCGCCTGCGGCAATGCCGCCCCGAAGAGATTCCCAGATCTCGATCCGGCGCGCGCTCCCGGTCCCGCGATCGTTCTTCACGAGCGCGACATCTCCCTTGGACGCGCCGCTCAGAACTACCAACCGCCCCCGCTCGAACCAGCGGGGCGCATAGCCGTCGAGGGGGCCCAGCGCGATGATCTTCTCCGCTTGGATCGCGACGATGGCCGCCTCTGTCGAATAGGCAGGCCGCGAGAGATCGACGCGACAGCGCTCGTCGCCCAGTATGGTGGAACACACGGATTGATAGGTCAGACCCTGCGGAGCGTTGAGCGTCTCGGTCAGACCTCGCAATTCCGCCTTGAAGGCACCACCCGCTCGTTCGATCTCCCCGAGCGTGCCGCGAAATTGCAGCGCGCGCATCCGTGGATCGGCCCAGTTCACGAGCCAGGAGGAAACGCGGGCGCCATCGAACCGGCCAGCCGCGATGTCTTCTTCTCGGATGCCCGTATCGCTGATGACGCCGAGCGCTTCGCTATTGTCGACAGAGAGGCCCGTCGTCTGGCTGAAAGCACGAGCGCTCAGCCCGTCGGACGCCGCGAAGGTGCGCCCGCCAAAACGCAGATCGGAATCATGATCGGTAAAGCCGAACCGCGTCCCGTCGCGCCGGATCAATTCCCAGCATCGGCAAAGCGTCGTGGTACCGCTCGAAAGATGCGCCTCGAATGTTGCGTCGATCGCCATCAGACTCGGACCTCGACGATCGGTACGTTGGGGATCTCGCCCGCATCGAATGTCGCGATAGAGGTTCGCAAGTAATCGGTGTCGAACCGTACCGGCACGTCGAACTCGAATCCTGCCGCAATCACGGTCCCGTCAGGGGGCACCTCCGCGAGCGTTACGAGTCCGGTCGCCTCATCGACTGCGAAGTCGGTGTTCTCGACCAATTCCGTCCCGTTCTTCTGCACACGGACACTGCCCGGGACGGGCTTGCGGATAGGCCGCCAGTACGAGGCGGGTCCCGTTCCATAGAGTTTACGAAGCTGAAAGGTCGCACTTTCGCCATCCGCCGTGCCGAGAAACTGGTCATCGGCTGCCGGCATGGCACGCAGGGCGCAGGATTTGAAATCCGACCAATCCTTCCAGCGGAACGCGTGAAGCTGTCCGCGGCGCGCCTCGAAAAAAGCGATGAGCGCCTCCACATCGGCGACCGAGCGCAATCCGATCCCTGCGTCGTAGCGTCGCCGCGAATGGGCCCAGGGGCTGTTGCGCTCCTCGAAACCGTTTGCCAGCGTCACAATTTCCGTCCGCCGCTCGGGTCCGCCCAGAGAGCCGTGGCTCACGGCGACGGGAAACCTGACCTCGTGAAATGCCATGGATGTCCCTCCTCGGATTGGGCTCAGCGGTTGCGTTGACCGCGCGAGAGCGCGCGGCTCATCTGTGCGGCGATCTGGCTCTGGGAGCGCTGGAACCCGCTAACGTCAGGCGTCTGTATGTTCATCGTGACGTTGACCGCTCGCGCGCCCCCGCCGCTACGGACGCCGAGCTGGCCATCGGCCCCGCGCGCAAGCGGCATGATCGCCTCCGGACCGGCCTCGCCCATCAAGCCAGTCGCGCCACGCATGGGAAAGGCGGTCGGCCCCGAGACGATGCCACCTTGCGCAAAAGGCAAAACGCGACCTTGGCTGAAGGGCGCGCCGTTCTCGAAGGGCAAAAGCCCCTTCATGAGATTGCCCACGCCGCCGGCGAAAAGGCCGCTGACATCCTTCGAAAGGGGCTTCATGGCGGCGTCGTAAGTAGAGCCGACGATTGAGCGCGCGACACCCTTGAGGGCATCGCTCGCCTTCATCCCGTCGAAGATCAGGCCCTCAAAGCTCTTCTTCAGGCTGCCGCTCAATCCCTTGGACAGCGCACCGACCTGACGATTGGTCTCCTTGGCGCTCTGCTGCATGGCGCGCATCTCGGCCTCAAGGGCACCGATCACGACGCGGGTGCCGCCCGCGGTCCGCCCGAAGGATTCGAGATCGTCGTCGAGGCCCTCGAAGCCGGGATCGTCACTCATCTCGTATCTCCATCGTGTCGGGGAACGCGGCGCTGAGTTCGGCGAGGCGTGCCCGTCCCATGGGGGACGATGCTCCACCCGCACCAAGCATTACCGAAAGCTCGACGGGGCTCAGCGCCCAGAATTCCGTCGGTCGAAGCCCGAGCCCCTGGATCCCCGTCCGCATCAGCGCGGGCCAATCGAACCCGCTCATGCCGGTAGCGCGAAGGCCCGCGCGAGGAGGACGCCGGCGATCCGCGCCGCCTCGACCGGCCCGCCGCCGATCTCGACGGTGAGAAGGTCCGCCGCGCGACCCCGCCAGCCGCCGCCACGCAATCCCGCGACGAGAAGCGCCACGACATCGCGGGTGGAGAACCGCCCGGTCTCGAACCGCTCAACGAGCTCAACAAGGGTTCCCGTCTCGAGCTCGGCTTCGAGTTCGGCCAGAGCACCAAGAGTGAGTTTCGCGGTATGCGGCTCCCCGTCCAGGAGAAGTGTTACCTCGCTCGCCCACGGATTGCCCATCAGAACGCCTCGAAGGAGAGCGCCCCCGCGGAGGACATGCTGAGCTCGTAGGTCGCCTCGCCATTGTAAGCACCGGAATACTCGATGGAGCTGATCTGAAAGGCACCCTGCACACGGCCGAAATCGGGGATGATGATCTGGAAGTCGGGGATATCACCGTCGAAGAAAAGCTGCCTCGCTCGCGCGTCGGTTCGGGCATCCTTGAAGATGCCAGAGCCCGAGAGGGACGCGCTGCGCACGCCCGCGCCGGCGAGAAGTTCGCGCCAGCCGCCTTCGCTTTCGAGGCTGGTGATGTCGACGCTCTCGGCGTTGAAGGAAAGCCGCGTCGCGCGGAGTCCCGCGACGGTCTCGAAGGTTCCGTTACCGTCGATGTCGAGCTTGATCAAAAGGTCCTTGCCGTTTTGGGCAGCCATGTCCGTTACTCCGCGTTTGTCGATTGCTGGTCTTCCACCTGGGCCCGGAAGCGCAGATCGATGCGCCGCTGATCCGCCGACCCGATGCGCCGCGCCCGCGCGCTCCGGAACCAGAGGCCGACGACGCGTCCCCGTCCGAGCGTCATCTCGTTTCCCAGAAGCGCGTCCGAAATCGCCCCGGCGGCTTCCTTCGCGATCTTGAAGCCTGACGCCTCGGTGATCACCGTCACCGTGAAATCATGCCAGGCCCCGCCACCATCCTTGTCCGAACGGTCGCGGACATCCTCATCGCCGAGTGTGACGTAGGTGATCGGAATCGCTCCAGCCGGCACCCGGTCGTAGATCGCAGCGCCGACGAGGTCCGAGAGTCGCGCATCCGCCGCGAGCGTCTCGTAGACCGCCGTCTGCAGCGACGCCGAGAGCGCATAGGTCACGCCGCAACCTCCTCGTCGCAGAAGCAGATGAGGAAGTGCGCCAGAGGCGCGGCCTCGGTCACGGCGCGGATGTGGAAAACCCGCGCCCCGTCGCGAAAACGCTGGCCAGGCACGGGACGTTGAGGCGACGATTGCGGCGCGCCCCGCACCATGATGCGGTAGGACATTTGCGACACGGTGGCGACAGGCGCCGCCATCTGCCGTCCGGCCCGCGGTGCGACATCGGCCCAAAGGACACCCAGGGCTTCCCAGGTCTCGCTGAAACCTCCGGCCCCGTCAGGCAACCGATCCGCGCGCTCAAGGATTAGGGGACGCGTCAACCTCACGTTCTTCATACTAGAAACCTCCAAACATGCGCGGTTGGCGATAGGTGGACAGGATCGCGGAGACACCGGGAGGCAGCGCACCAGACGCCACGCGATCCTCGTATTGCGCGGCCGCGAGGCTGAGGACGGCGAGGCCCAGATCGGAGGGCACTTCACGCCAGTTCGCCCCGTATCCGGCACGGAAGCCGATCTCGGCATGCCCGCCGATAGGGATCTGGGGAAGCATGAAACCTCGTGCCACGATCGCAGGCCGGTGCGTGTCCCGTACGAGCGTGTAGCGATTGGGGGCTATCACCTCTCTCGTCCCGTCGAGATTGACGATTGCAAGCTCGTTGACATCGATGACCGGTGCGCGCGGCAAGGTTTGTCGGCTCAGGTCTCGCCAGGCGCCGAGCGTCCAGAGGAAATTGCGTATGAGGATCGCCTTTGCGCATTGCCCCTCGATCTGGGTCATCGCGGCGCGCAACGCGCTTTCGAGGACGGCGTTCTGAATGGTATCGTCGGAGAAACCTGACCCGAGGCGCAAATGGGTCCGGAACTGCGGAAGTGGCAGCTCTGACGCTGGGATGCCCGTCTGCTCGACCAAAAACATGTCAAAATCTCCTCAGCGACCGGTTTCGCCGTGCAAGTTCAGGCTGGACGCGCGCCTCCGCACCGTTCTTTTGGAGGGAAGCAGCTGGATGATCCGGGACGCGCGCCCAAAGACCCCGCACCCGCCCACCGGACGCGTACGGAGCCATCTCGGGGATCAGCTCGTGGAGAACTTAAGAAGCTTGATCGCCGCGAAATCGCTGACGTCGCCGCCGACCCGTTTCGTCGCATAGAATAGAACATGCGGCTTGGCGCTGAACGGATCGCGCAGGATCCGCAGATCGGGGCGTTCGGCGACGGTGTAACCGGACGCGAAATCGCCGAAAGCGATCGCGGTCGAGCCGGCTGCGACGTCGGGCATGTCCTCCGCGATGAGCACGGGATATCCAAGGAGCCGTGCAGGCTCCGCGGCCGCCAGGCCGTCCGACCAGAGGAACCGCCCGTCATTGTCCTTTAACTTGCGGACGAGTCCGGCCGTCTTCGAATTCATCACGAACGTCGCGTTTGCGCGGTATCGCGCGCCCAGCGCATAGACGAGATCGACCAGAGCATCAGGATTGGCGAACCCTGCTTCGGACCCGCTCGCGACATAGCCGATGCTGCCCCATTCCCAATCGGCGTCATCGACGACTGCATGATCGAGAAGGCCCCGGGGTTTGTCGATCCCGTCCCCGCGCAAAAAGGCATGTGCTTCAGCCCTTGCAAACTTGTCGGCGATCCGACCGGCGAGCCAGTTCTCGATGTCGAAGGCGGCATCGTCGAGGAGCCGCTGGGACGCCTTGGGAAGTGCGGAAAGTTCGTGAAGCGGGATCGTGATCCGGTCGATCTGGGGGGTGCCCGTCTCCCCCACGGGCGTCATCTCGGTCGCCCATCCCGCGCCGAGATCGGTCGTGTCGATCAGTACGTCGAACGACGTCGCCTCGACGTTCACCACGTTCACAATCTTTCGGATCGAGGCGGTAGAGTGGAGAACGGAGCGGACGAGTTCGCTTGTCTGCGGGTCTACCAGATAGCCGCCATCACCCGCGATCGAAGTATTCAGCGCCTTGCCCTCCAGCTCGAGCCCGCGCAGGCCTTCGTCATCACCCAAACGGATATAAGCCTGAAACGCCTTCTGGTGAGGCGCCTCGACGTCGGCACTCGTCGCGAGCGTGGGGCGTCGGGCGCTGCGTGATTTGCGATCCAGCATGGTCAGTTTCTCTTCCTGTTGTTGCATCTTCATCTGCATCTCGGTCCGGAAACCCCTGAGATCGCTGACGAAGCCAGCCATCGCAGCTCTCATTTCGCTAGCGGCATCGGGCATGGAATCTCCCTCCGCCCGAGCCTTGCTCTCGGTCGTGCTCATCCGATTTTCCTCATGATTCTGTTGCGCGTACCGGGCATCAGCGGCCCGTCAGCTCCTGTGACGCGGTCCGGAAGAGGTCCGCCAACTCACGCATGGGATCGAACGGACCTTCAGCGCGCTTCGATCCGACCCGTGCTTCGGGAAGCATCGGGAACGTCACGAGGGACACTTCCCAGAGCTCCAGCTCCGACAGAAGGCGTCGGCCCCTGCCATCCTTGCCCGCCCGCTTGGTCCGGTATCCGATGGAGAGCCCGTCGATCGCCCCCGCCTGGACGAGGGCCGCTGCCTCGCGGCCCCGCTCGATTTCGGTGAGGATACGGCCCTTGACGTACAGACCGCGCCCATCCTCGCGTACCTCGTCCCAGACACCGATCGGCTGCGTCGGATCGTGCTGCCATAGCATCTTCACTCGGCCGCCCCGCGACGCGAGCGCCCCGAGCGAAACGGCGTAAGCCCCCGCCTCGACCACGTCCCCGCCATGATCGGGCGTTCCGAAGAGCGATGCGTACCCCTCGATCACGGACCCGTCCGTGACGGTAACCTCGCCTCCCAGGGCGCAGTACTTCGTTTCCAGTTCCGTCATCGACACACTCCTCATTCCGCCGCGGGCAAGCCGAGCAGGGATCTCTTTTCCGCATCCGTCAGGAAGCTGGCCTCGCCGATCCGCCGCCATTGCGCCTCACGCTCGACGGCGAGGGCGGGGATCTGATCGAGATCGACACGCAACTCGACCGCCTCCCCCGAGAAGGCCGAAAGCCAGTGCGCGATGGAGGCGGAGACGCGCGAGGCCATCGGCAGGACGGTCAGGCGGTAGAAGGCGCGGCTCGCCTCCACGTAATTGGCATAAGTCGCATCACCGGGGATCCCGATCAGCATCGGGGGCACGCCGAAGGCGAGCGCGATCTCCCGCGCCGCGGCCTCCTTCGTCTGCTGGAACTCCATGTCGGAGGGCGAGAACCCCATCGGCTTCCAGTCGAGCCCCCCTTCGAGGAGCATCGGCCGCCCGGCGTTCCGCGCACCCTGATGGTGCATCTCCATTTCCGAGAGGAGGCGGTCGTACTGCTCGGGCGTAAGCATCCCGTCGCCATTCTGATAGACGATCGCCCCGGAGGGTCGCGCGGCGTTGTCGAGAAGCGCCTTGGACCAACGCGATGCGGAATTATGCACGTCCATCGCACTCGCCGCCGCCTGCATGGGGGAGAGGCCGTAATGATCATCTTGGGGATGGAAGCTTTTCACGTGACAAACGGGCGAAAGGCCATCGATGACCTGAAAGCGGTGCTTGCGCCCGCCGACATTGTATTCGTAGGCAGCCGGCCATCCATCGGAACCGGGCACGACGGACATCCGGTCGCTGCGCAATACATGCAGCTCGGTCGGCAACCCGCCATCACCGACCGCCTCGACATATCCGTCACCGGACAGAAGCAACTGGCCGAATAGGGATTCAAGCAGCTCGGCCCGGCCCTGCGCGCCGTTCGGTCGGCTCATCAAGGACAGGACCGGATGAACGTCGAAACGCTCACCGTCGGCGTAGAGCACGAGCGGAAGAGCCGCCGCGGCCTCCGCGATGACCTTGACGCAGCGAAATCCGATGGGGTTGCCCTGGAAGCCCGCCCGCGTCAGCGAGGACGTATCCCGTGCGGTCCAGGCCACGCGGCCCACGCTGCCATAGGCGATCCCCGGCATCGTCAGTGGGCCGGTAGCGCTAGCCTTGGCCTCGGCGGGCTCCGTCTTGCCGCGCTTGAGGAAATCGAACATGCCCGCTCCTTCATGTCGTTCGACAAACCTCCATCGATCACGCACCGGGGCGTGTCGTCGGAAGTCCATCAATCTCTTGGTTGCCCGTGTGCTTGGCGGAGAGGCGCGACGCCCCTCCGCGCGATCACCCGCCCGGTGTCAGAGGCTGCGGAAGCCAGGCGTGCCGGACTTCTTCAGCATAAGGTCGGTCAGGGCCCAGACCAGGGCATCGACCCGATCGGGGCTGCCCGCGCCCTGATATCCGTGTACGGCCATGAGGCACATCTGCGTCTCCAGTTCACTCAGTCCGCCGACATGCGAGATGCGCCCCTGTTCGTAGAGTGCGGCCACCGGCTCGGCTCTGAGGACTTTGCCCCGGGAGGCATTAACTGGCCGGTAACTGACCGTACGGTCGACCTGCCGGACGATCGATTCCACGAGCTCTCCGCCCTGGTTGACCTCGGCAATCATCCGGTCCGCCCCATGCCGGTGATAGGCGGCAACCGCCGCTTCGGCCCACTGTTTCGGGGAGACGCCGACGACGCTGGCATCCTCGAGCACGACGGCCTTGTCACCTCCCCGTTCGAGCCCCGCCACGACGATCCCGCAGGCATCCGCCCGAGAGCCGCCCGTCACGGGGGGATCGACAGCGACGACGATCCGGTGGAGGTCCGGCACCGCCTTGATCCGGCAGTTGTCGAGCCCCTCCCGCGTCCAGAGCGCCCCCTCGACATCCTCGAGCAAACGGCCTTCGAGTTCCTGGATCCCGAGCCGGGTCTGGCCGTAGCGTGACATGACCTCCTCGAGGAAGGACGAGGCGAGGTTCGCCCGGTTCGCGGACGTCGTTGCATGGGTCATCACGGTCGAATCCGCCGCAAGCAGACGTTTCAGGATCGGGACGTTGCGCGGGGTCGTGGTCACGCATTGTCGCGGATGCTCGCCCAGGCGGAGACAGAATTGAAGCATGTCCCATGCTTCCTCCGCCTTCTTCCACTTCGCGAGTTCATCGACCCAGGCCGCGTCGAATTGCGGCCCGCGCAGTGCCTCGGGCTCGTGAGCGGAGAACGCCTGCGCCACCGCGCCGTTCGGCCAGACGAGCCGTTTCCGGCCCGCTTCCCAGGTCGGACGACGATCGGGGGGCGAACAGGCGAGTATCCCTGATTCCCCGAAGATCATTACCTCGCGCACCTGGTCGAGTGTTTCGCCAACGAGAGCCATCCGCTGCGATACGCCCTTGTCGAGCGGACGGGATCCCTCGACCATCGACCGGACCCATTCGGAGCCGGCACGGGTCTTCCCGGCCCCGCGTCCGCCCATGATGACCCAGGAGCGCCAGTTCCCAGGCGGGGGCAGTTGATGCTCCATGGCCCAGAACTCGAAGAGGAAGGGCAGCGCGAGGAGCGCGCCTTCGGACAGCTCATTGAGGAATCTGTCCTGCGTCACGCGCGGCGCGGATGCGATCAAGTCGGCCCCCGACCTCACTGCGGACGGCGTCGAAATCGAGCGCGTATTCGTTGACGATTCCGAGTTGACGTTTGCGGAACTCATCGAGCCGCCTCCTTTCGTCGAAAACTGTCTGAACGGATTTCTGGACATTGGCCAAGACACGCTTGAGCTCCGCCTCAGGCAGGTCTGTCTTGTCCTTGTAGTAGAGGCGTACTGCCTCGAGATCGTCGAGCATCTCGGCGCAATGCGCCTCGGCCTTGGCCAAGATGGCCTCGGCCGTCCTTTCCTCGTCGGAAAGTTTGGTGACCGTCAT